GCTCATTATTACTCACCCTTTTCGGTAGTTTTAAACTGACTAATAGCCTGGATAACCTTATCGTAACCAACCATCGCACAAAGCCAACTCATAAAGACAAGAGCGACGATACAAATAACGGACTGCTGGGTAAAGCCGACATTGCCAATAACGTTATAACAAACGCCGATGGCGCCAGACAGAACCATAGATACAACGCCCGCAAGGGTATTGGCTCGATAGGTCTTATTATGTTCGGTAGCGATCTTCTTGATAGCCTCAGTAACTAGGCCCGTAAGAGTAGAAGTAATAAGAAGACCAATCATAAAAGTTTCAATATTAACCATTTTGAATTTTCTCCTTCTTTAAAATTCATTTCGAGACTCTAGCTCGATTTCTTCGTTTTCGCATTCAGGATGAACTGCCGGAAAATCTTCTTTTGCTTGTTCGCCTCGTCGATTGCTAATAGCATGCTGTATGGAATTTTTAATCATCCATATAGCACCTCCGCATGATAGAGGAATGGCTACATTAGCACCAATAGAAGCCCACATCGAAGTGTCATAGCAATTCATTCCAGTTTCCTTACTTAGGATAGCTGAACTGATAGTAACGATAGTCGCTATAATAGACTGATAGACATTATCCACAATCCACATAACGACCATCGCAACGATAAACAAATCAGAAAAGTAATTAATAGGCGACTGTCCTAATCGATACCCTACGTCTTTTCGCATATGAATCACCCCTTTGTATTTAGTTTCTTTCGCCGTTCTGCATTCAAAGCAGCATTACGAGCTAGTATCTCTTTTCTGCTCATCTTCTTAGGCGGAGAGTTCTTAATATTACAAACTCGTATTAAAGTAAGCAGACGATTCAAATGCCATTTTTCGAATTTAATAGGTATGTTTAACGAGATCATCCAATAATAAATAAGCTCGGATGTGACAATTTCCCTATTAGTTTTACTAAGTCCATCTTCCGAAAAAGTAGTCGCAGTCATGGGCGCATCGATATACTCGTTTATCGCAGCGACATTCTCTTCAGTAAGATACTTATAAATCTCAGGATCTACATTCTGAGTAATAGTCATGCATTTAACATAATCTAGGACTTCCTCTACAGTTTTGTCATTTCTCGATAGAAACGGTTTACACCATTTGGATTCCCATTTTGAAATGGAGACGAGAGAATGCTCCAACTGTATTTTATGTTCTTTTACGTTGATGAATAGCTGTCTTTTTTCATCCCATAGTTCAACAGCCGGTACTGTGATTTGGAGCATCTCTCAACCCTCCCGAATATTCGTAGTTAGTTAACGGCTCTAAAAGTATTAGTAGGCATCTTATTAGCCATATCGGCAGGAATGATACCGTTAATAAATTCAGAAGCCTTCATATCGTTACTGAAAAGATCGATGATGAACTCATCATAAGCCAGAGTCTGCATAAACTCGGTCGTAGCCTTCTCGTCCTTGATAAACCGTCTGCCATCAGCAGACTTCACACCGTAAGACTTAACGATCAGTTCCTTAACGAAATTGAAAATACCGGAATTACCAAGCTTTTCAATCAGCTTATTGGCAGTTTCATTATTAACATCGTCTGTACTCTTGACAGTCTCAGTCATTTCATCAGGAAGACCAAAAGAAAACTCAATAAGTTCGCTCTTAGTCATGTTGAAATAAGCGTCTTCGGTTCTCTCCTTACCGTCGAAATCGGTGTAAGTAATGGTTCTCTTAATCATTTAATTATCTCCTTTCAAATTAAAAAGAGGGGTCGCCAGCCTTTCCTGAATACGACCCCCTAAATATAAAGTTAGTTATTAGCCAGCAGTACCAACGAGCTCAACGATCTCATCGGGCATGGGCAGACGAGCCTCAGCGGACTCACTACCGTACAGAACAGCCTCAAGAGCAGCCAGCTTGGTCTTATCAACCTTAGTAGAGTCGATCACGAGGCTAGCAGTAGGCTTAAAGCCAGTGACGACGACGGGAGTGGTCTTAACTTCCCAAGAGAAAGTAATAGCTTCGGGGCTATCATTGATGGTGGCATAAGCCTTCTCGGAAGGAGCAGCCAGAGCACCATAAATGATATGAATCTTATAACCATAGTCATTGTTCTGAATATCATTACCGAAAGCGGTACGGTAGCAAAGACCGAAAGTCTGACGAGCCTGCTGACCGACGGTAACACCGGTGGCGATTTCGGCAGAACCGTCACACATCAGGAATTCATCGGGGTAAGTATAAGCCTCGATGGTAGCACCGAACTCCTCAGCAGACACCATGTTAAGATACTTAATGTCATCAGCATAAAGAGGAGTAGACTCAGCGCCAGAGGGGCTTTCAGTAACGGCAGTCAGACCGTTCCAAACAACGCCCTTAGGGTAAGTACCATCATTGGTCATGGGGTACAGAACGCCCATCTTTACACCAGTTTCATAAAAGCGTTCGCCAACATTATCCCAAACAAGTTTAGCCATGTGTTTGTCCTCCTTTAGTAGTACAATATTAAAGTAGTATGATTGAGATTCTCAGATACAAAACTCCTGTCGAATCTACACATCATAAAATGCATAAGAATCATATCCGGAGTTTTACTATCCGGATCGGAGTCTATAACCGTAATCTCGTATCGATTCCGATTCTTGTAAATTCTGTCATCGGCGTATTGAGTATCGATATCGTCTCGAGAATATACAATGCACGGATACGACATTTTAATCGTCTCGGGGGGCTGGAAATAAACATTTCTAGATCCGAGAAGTGTACACAGTTCGTTGTGTAAATCAATTCGACTCGCCATTATACAAACCCCCGATAGAAAGAGTAAGTCGAGGGGGCTTAACTTCGACATTATTAATCTTCCATTTAGCCCCCTGGAAAGTAATATAACGCATGGAGTAGATATGATCGTTGGCGTACGGATCGGCTACAATACTGATCTCATTAGAGATATTAATACTGTCGTTAAGATACTCAGTAGACTGAAGTTTACGAGTATTTCGATATACATCGCCGTAATAATTACGTTCGGTAATCTTTTCATCCCATACGCCAGGATTCGTTTCTACTGTCTCAGCGTAGCCGATACTTCCGTACCATTTAGCCATTGACAATCACTCCATTTTGATTGGTTTACTCAGGAATCGGACTCGTCGACCGCAACCACGGTAGCAAGAACCGCGGTAGTAGCGGTGGTAGTATCGGCGGTAACGTAGGTCAGAACACCAACCTCGTCGCTATTCAGAGTGAAGCTGATGGGCTTGTACATGGCTTCATCGGCCACGATGACAGCGCCCTTGAGAAACACATTCTTAAGGGCTTCCGTGCTAAAAGCATTTTCACACTCGGAATCCTGGTATGCGACGCCGCTATCGACGTACACATAGGTACCAGCCACGTTGACGTCCTTGTGGTTAAACAGAATCTTATCCATTAGTCATTCCTCCTATTTTTTATGATCGCCTATGCTCTTAGCCCGCAGCTTCAACCACAGGCTCCTCGAGAGCGATAGCAGACTTCAGCTTGTAGAGAGAGCCGGACAGACGGGTTTCCAGCATGAACTTCTTGAGGTTGAAGTCCATATCGAAGTCCTCGAAGCGGGTGATCTCGCCGCCACGAGTGGAACCGAAGGTGTAGTCGTTCAGGTTGACGAACAGACCCAGGAGCTTCTTCTTGTCGCCATCTTCGGTAGTTCTGGTCAGACCTTCGAACTGCTCAACCTCAACGATGGAGTTGCAGTTCAGAGCCTTTGCCAGGTCAGCCTTGGAGTCGTAGATGCGGCGGCCGTTGAGGTCACGAGCGAGCAGCATTACGTTTACCAGGTGAGGAGTGCAATAGAAGTCGGGAGTACCGGTACCCTTGAACTGCTCGCGAGAATACAGAGCAGCGGTGATGATGGATTCAGCATAGATGTAGTTCTCGCCGAAGTGTACGCTGGTGTCGGAGCCCTGAAGCTCAGCCTTAGCGGCAGCGATGTCAACATCGGTATGGATGGTATACTCATCGTTGTCCTTCCAGATAGGACGTACGTGCTCTTCACTGATCTTATCGGGGTCGCCATCCTCACGCTGATCGCCAACCATTGCTGCAAGAACCATGGTCTCGTTCAGTACCATGCGCATCTGCTTCCACTGATAGTCAACGATGCTGAAGTCGGTGATGTCGATGATGTCATCACGATGCAGAGCATCCTTGATGTAGATAGTCTGAGGGGTGGTCTCACGGTTGATCATCTTGATCTGACCCATGATGGTCTTCTGATCACCCTTGTTCTGGTAGCCCTTTGCCTTCAGCTCAGCGGTACGAGCATCAGCAAAGCGGGTACGAATACGGCTGAAGGGGCTCTTGTGAATCTTTGCCAGTGCGGGAGTAACCCAGCTCTGATCATACTTGTACAGGGTTTCGGGCTCGCCCTTCTTCAGAAGCTCAAGCTCGGGGAAGAGCACACCGTAATCCTCGAAAATACCCACGCCATCCTCAGAGTGCTGAATAGCGCCACTCTCCTCGGCAAAGAGCTGGAGAGCCTGCTTAAAGCTACCAACATTGGACTGCTTAGCCATAGCAATGATGGCCTCCTGATCAGCATGGCTCAGAACATGGCCCTGATCCTTCATATCGTTCTCAAAAACATTCTGCTTCATTTCAGATTCCTCCTCATCATTGTCTTCATTCTTAGCATCTTCAACAGCCTGACCGATAATAGCATACACAACGGTCTTCTGCTTCTCATTAAGAGTATTAAACACGTCCTCGACGGTCTCTTCACTCTCAGGCTTAACCTGCTTGGTTTCCTCAGCCATGTTCTTTTCCTCCTTATTTTCTTCCTTCTTAGATTCTTCGGATTTAATTTCAGCATGATACAGATTGATGGTTTCATCGGTATAAATAACCGCCTCTTCATCAGACTCTTCGCCATGCTTGATAACAGAATCAATAAACGCGCCGGGATTAGCACCGGCAAGAACCAGACTCACCTCACGAATATTACCGTGAGAGACGAAGTTATTCTGCTTCTTGAGCTGGTTAGCATAGATAGACAGTGCATCCACATCGCCATGCTGTACAAGGAGCTTAGCGGTGCGACCGGATTCGGTGTCATTGAACTTACAATAGGCATAAACGCCTTCTTCGCGGTTCTCAAGCAGGGCATGACCGAGAACTTCATTGGGATCATTATGCTGATGATTCCACACAAGAGGAACAGTCTGGCCATTATTGTGCTTAAACGCGTCCTTCAGGATAGTAAGACCATCGGAGCACTTAAGATTAGCCTTAGTTGCCCAGCCGCTAAAATCATACATCTCCATTTTGAATTTCTTCTCCTTCCTTAGATACCGCATTCGTCTTGTCGATAGGAGCAGCCTTTTCTTCAGGCTGATTCAAGTTACTATTAACGAGCTGATCCGCCTTCGGATCTTTAGAAGGCTTCATGCCAATAATCTGACGAATCTCGTTAGAAGACATGATCTCATTTCTAGTAAACTTATCCGCAATTTCCGCAAGATCATTAACCGGAACGAGCTTGAACGGATTACGAACATAGATAATCGACTGCGACTGGGATCTAGCAGTTTTAGTAAGAAACTTACGTTTCATTTCATCAACGATTGCCGAGATAATCGGTTCGATAGTTCGATCGTAGTAATTCAGCATAGTCTTCTCATCGGCAGTACCATCCATTACGCTCTGAGTGATTCCTAACTGGGCGTAAGCCATGCTCGTTAAGTATTCAATCTGCTTCAAAAGGTTGTTCTCGACGGGTCGATTAAGCTGAGTAATACGCTCGGTGCCATCTGTATAGGCGATGCCATACTTAGAACCAGCTAACTGCATCTCTATATCTTTACGCCGACTTTCGGCCTGTTGACGACGAGCTTCACTCTTGATCACATAAGGTAACTGAATGATCAAGTCGAGCTTTCCAGAACCGCTCTGTTCATCGATAGCATCCAGAAGGTTAAGCTTTCGGATCAGACGCTGAACAGTAGAGTTAGGTTCGTTAACAACGGCATACAGAGGATTCTCTATAATAGCCGCGTTTTTCTTAGGAACAATAATTTCTTCCTTAAGACCGGTTCGGTCGTTATAGACTCGAACCTTAATGTGAGCAGGTCTCCATTCAAGAATCTTACCCACTCGCATGGATACAATATCGTAAGATCCACTATCTTTAGGATTAATAGTAGTATCGATAGGAACGATTGCGACATGACCTTCATCGAACATAGACACAACTACATCCTGAATGAAGGCTCTGCTTGTCTGATCGATATTGGCTTCAAGAGTTAAACAATTATTAAGCTTAGAATTGATAACGGAATCGAATCGACCATTATCATCGAGCTTGCAATGCATCATGTTGATCGCCGCAACGTCCATAGCGACACGGTTATAGATGGAATTCACAATAGAACGCTCGTTGCCTCGAGAAAGACGAGGACGATCAGGTCTATAAGAATATGTATAACCGCTATCGCGATACTCCGTAGGATCTCGATTGTTTACAAAAGCATTCCAGCCATGCTGGAGTCTATCCATTAAACCCATTTTGAAGTTTCACCCCAATCAACTCAGCATGAACTCTTGATACGCTTTAAATTGATTAGCATACGCAGATACCGTAGTAGCATCACCGATAAGTTTCAAAGCTTTAGAAGCGTAACCAAGACCTCTTATAGCATTTACACCAGCCGGAGAAGCGCCATCTTTATACTTATTGTACAAGCTCTGACCCATTCCGTTCATAGCACGACTGACTATTTTAGCTCCGGCAGCTGTCCTCAACATCTTTCTCGACTTTTTCTGTTCATCATAGTATTTATCGATGCTTTCTATGCTCTTTCCAGGATACTTTTTCTGTAGTCTAGCAGCTCGTTTTTCAGACTTAATATCTGCCTTGGCCTTCTTATAATCGCTTTTGGCTTTCGCGGCAGCTTTATTGTATTCATTCTCAGCTGCTTCTTCCCGAGCCTGATCTTTTTTAGAAAGCATCTGACCACGCTTATAACCTTTTTCGATAGAGCCGATGCTTTTCTCATATTTAGCAAACGCAGAATCTTTAGCGTTACGGTAATCCTGCTTAGCCTGACGCTTCTTACCAGCCGGAGTCAGAGAGCCGTCTTTGTTCTGATATCGACGTACACCCCAGCGCATGCCTTTAATACCGTGGTGGTATAAAACATAATCGGACATAAATATCACCTACTTTTATAGTTTTTGTATTGCTTGTTAGGATCGCTATTATATGTAACTGCTGTAGCCCCAGTTAAACCTATAGCTGTCATCGGTAAACCTTTATTAAGAAACTCTTTAGTATAGCTCTCGCCAATCGTTTTAATCGATTCGATGGTGCCCTTTTTACCAATATTTTCTGTCATCTCATTATAGGATTTAACCAGTATATTACCCTTGGAGTTATCAAAGATTATAAGAGGATTTTTAGCATTATAGCCGCTAAATTTCATATCGTTAATATCCTGAATAGCGCCATAACCAGCGGATTTTAACTTACTATAAAATTGCTTATCTATGCCCTTACCGTCTTCACGAACAAACATTATGTTCGAATTGAAATTTTCATACAATTTCTTAATGTTTCTATCGCTAAGATTTGTGGGGTCTAGTTTATTACGACCCGAGAAATGCTCGCCGACATATTTAGAAGCTGTAGATCTAAATTCTGGATCATTTTTATAAAGTTCTCCGAATATCTTAGACGCATTATCTTTAGATGCGACTTTTACATCCGCCATTGCTTCGAGCTTCATCATATATGCATGACCAGTCTCATTCTTTCTAGCCATGCCAAGAAGACCTTCATATCGTTTACTGTCATGTTTACCTTTAGCGACATAAAACATAT